ATCCTAGGCGTAACGGACTTCCAAGATATGGAGAAAACCCGCTTTGATCTCGTGCCTTGGGAAGCTGTTGGAGACATCGCTGACGTTCTCAGCATTGGTGCTCGAAAGTACTCTGCTAATAACTGGTGCAGGGGTACCGAATGGGGAAGATATTTCGCAGCACTATGCAGACACATCTTCGCTTGGTGGAGAGGAGAAGATCTTGACAGCGAAACAGGAAAGTCCCACCTCGCTCACGCTGGATGCTGCTTGCTCTTTTTAATGGAATATCAAAGAAATAATTGGGGCACTGATGATCGTTTTACTGGACCAGACGGACAGCAATTTACTAAGAATGATGGGCTCGTTTCTGATGGTTTTAATATAGATTTATACGCCCAAATCAAGAAAGCAGACCCTATCGATTTGGGATTAGATTAATGAATAAAAATCCTTCTTGCAAATGTAATTGTGATCATTGCAAAGAGATCGAAAAACAAAAAGATCGGCTTCAATTATGGCAAAGCAAACGACATAATTTCTATCGTTTTATAGAAGATAAAGCAGCAGATGTTAAGCCCGAACTAAGACTCTGAGGCTCTTTCTTTAGATAATTCTTTAATTTTATTCCACCAATATTCTTTTTCGGAACCATCAGTCCAAGGGGAATGATAATTTTTATATGCTTCAGTTATTCTTTCGTGAAGACTTAATTCTTTTTTCAACTATCCCTTTTCATTTTCTTAGGCAAAATATAAATAGCCCAATACAAAAGTAAAATAACTACTCCTATAGTCACGACCCAATTAGTAGAATCAGCAGCTATAGCTTCCTGCGCTTCCCATGTTCCAGGCAAGAAGAATACTGAAGGCTTTGATAAGAAAATCATAATAATTACTGTCTAGGTTTCCTATTTCTAGGTTTCATTTGTTTTTGTAAGGCTTCCATTTGATTGACTTGAGGAAGATCCATATTCATTTGTTTCGTGAAACTATCCATCTGTCCTTCAAGATCATCTAATGCTTTTTGACGAGCTGCGTTTTGTTGTTGTAGCTCTACAAAAGCTGGTGGCATTGGAGGCATTGCAGCTTCTGCTGGAATTTGAGCAGGAGCCTGGGCTGCTTGTAATCGAGTCGCTAAGCCTGTGATTTCTGACTGAACTTGCTGAGCAACTAAAGGTGGAACTTTATTGATCACTTCTTGTACTTCAGATCTTGGAATTAATCCCGGTATGACCTTCTCTATCGTTTGCACTCTTCTTGTTAATTCCTCGTCCTTGCTTTCACCTTTTAATCCAATCGTTACGAACTGACCTGTTGCTAATCCCACTACAACCGCAGCTGCACTGGCTATAAGAATTTCCATAAGCTTTGTCTTGCAGAATGTAATCTAATTGATACACGCCTGAATTGCTACTATTCGTCTTTTCCTAGAACAATCGCATCCATATCTAATTCAAAGCTAGCTGAATCTAGGATGTCTTGAAGAGCGTCATCTTCTTGGTCTTCTAGATCAGCATCCAATTCATCCCCTTCTGCTGGAGCGGGTATTGCTATGCCTTCATGGAATTTAAAAGCAAAGCCTGCATTTTTGCTAGCCGTAAGAAAGGCTTGCTTCTGCCTGAATCTGTCCTCCCAGCAACCTAGTAACTCCTCGATCAATTCGTCTCTTGAGTACCCCCTCGTCTCTATCGCAATCCTGTGAAGCATGAATGTCTGCTCGTCGGTCAGATCGGGTAAGTTCATGATTAATTGCTCCTGATAAACACCATAGATCAAACAAATCGTTATTAAGAGGTGTAATCCATTTCTTTATTCTGGCTGCTTTTTGGTCACAGTAAAACGTTTGTGTTTTATACCAAGCTAACCAGTCACGATTTGAACCTTTGTTGGAATTACAAGTCGCGCATGCTGGGACTAGATTTGTACGTAAACTGCCACCTCCAAAAGCTTTTGGTCTTACATGGTCGATCGTTAAATGAATTTTAACGCCTTTTCCGTCTTCCTTGTTCCCGCAATAAGCACAGCAGCCCCATTCATCTTTGATTGATTGCCTGAAGCGTTTCATTGCTGCTCCTTTGGATATCTCTACTAGGCCGTAGCGATAGGTCTCCCAGCTTTCTGGTATCAAGAGCAATATTCAGTTGTTTAAACACTAAGCAAATTTAAACGTCTACATACGAGTTTAATTTTTAAAACACCTACAATTAAAAGTATCACTCGAAATAGCATGAAGATTTTAAAGATCGTTGCTATCACTAGCGTTACTTTAAATGTCGCGATTATTGGTGGTGCAATAGGTGGTTATTTTTACTTGAAGACACCCGCTACGGGAGGAGTAGTACCACTTAAGTTCTAGACGTGTCTGAGATAAGAGAGATAAAAGTCAAAGAGATTGAAGTACCTGATATTCCGCGATGGGCTGAATCAATACCAAGCAGTATTCCTAATGTTCCTCTCGTTACCCAGCAAACTATCGTAGGCCAAATAGGTTTTCCTGTTATGGATGTCCCTGGTTGCGTAGAGGCTAGGGAGACAGCTAATAACGACAATCTTGTTGTCGATGCGGAAAATACAAATCTAATCGTCTGCGATCCAGGTCAGCAGCCATCATTCACTCCGATGGACTACAGCCCTGATAACACTCCTCAAGTAGCGGAAAGGGTTATGCTGCCGCCACCTTTAGATCAACCAACATCAGAATCTAAGACTGAAAGCGAGAGTAATTCAGATACTGGGGAAAACGCGGGAGGTACATCTAGTAGTGGAGGTGGTAATCCACCACCGCCGCCGCCACCCTGTCCTCGTCCAGATGACCCTCCAATTGGAAGTAAAGGGAAGTTTGGTACTGCTCGCGTCGAGTCGTACTACAGAGACGTTACAGGCGAATGCAAGATTAATTGGTCCTCAGAGAAGCCGCAGGACGTTGCTTTTACGTATCTGCCCCCTCCTCCCGTCGCCCTAACGACAGCAGCAATAGCGGCCACAGCAGTCACCAGTTCTGTGTTGATTAAGCCTGTATCGGATGCCTTGCTGAAAATTGTGAAACCCCTTACAAAGAAAGTAGTCAAAAAGGTTCTTAGTCGTCTAGGGAAGAAGCCCAAGGTGCTTTCCGTTCGTGAACGCCGATTAGAGCAGAAGGCTCTGAAGAAATAGATGCGTTGGTTTGTTGCCCTTTATCTTTGTTGTCTACTTGCTTTTGTTCTGACTCTTCTTTGGCTTCTTCTTTTTTAAGGTTGATCTTATGGGTGTGATCTGGGATAGAAAAAGGACTTTCAGCAATCTCAATATCCCCGCAAACTGAGGCATATTGTGAGGTCTTAGAATAAGTTATACCAGCCTTTTTCAAGGTTCCGCAGTGCTTGAGTCGTGAAATTTCGTAGTCCAGAACTTTTAGATTTAATTCTGCTTGGCGAAATGCAATCTCTTTACTGGCTGCTTCTTTGCACAGTGATTGTAGCTTTGAATCTAGTGGCCTAGACCATTGAATCGTTAGGCCATAATTTAAACCGTGGTTGTCCTTCTGCTGTGTAAGGACATCTTTCTCGAATAAGATATCTCCTGGATTATCTGGAGCACCGTCACCATCGATATCACGCATATCGTAAACAGGCTCTTTATAGGATTCTTTATAGGGTCTTTTAATATTGTGACTTAACCCAACGTATGGAGATAATGTCATCGTCTCTGCTTGACATACAACGCCATTTCTGCCGAACGTCGAGTTAATAAAATTTCCAGTCAACACTTGGTATGCGTTTACAGTCGCTGACCCACTGGAGTTAGCGACAGGATTGGAGGTAGCAGATACGCCTCCCACATCTGCTAATACATTAATTGGAAATAAGAATATACCTAGAAGTCCAGCTGTTACTGACTGAATACGCTGCTTGACACGATGGTTGTCTCGATCTCTTGTGTTCGAGTAATTGTTGTGCGGTTCCGTAGCCCTGGTCCCTGGTAACTCTGAGTCATTGTAAAGGTTCCGCCCGGTGTTGTTAGTGACCAATTTGGAGCCGTATCTAAATCTAACCCTGTCCATGTGGACGTACCACCAGTAGTCGTCGTATGACTAATTGTACTTAAACCTGTTGCATTTATGTGACCTGTACTCGGTTCTATCCCTGTCCCTGAAACCGAGTAAACAAAACCAGAATTATAATCCTCCGATACGATCACCTCCGAAATGACCTGACGCTGAGTCGTAGAAGAATCGAGTTTTCCGCTCGTATAGTTAGGCACAACTGGCACGCTATGACTAGGATCTGCCCAGCTAAGCAGTATAAATATCAGACCGACTAGGCGTTTCATCCTAGCGTATTGTTATCTCTTGAGTATGCTGTCCAATAGCCGTAGTACCACTCGCTCCGCCGGTTATCGTCAAAGTACCACCCCCTGCTGAAGTCAACGTTCCAGCCAAAGTTCCCTTAGTTCCGCCAGCAAATACTGTGGTGTCTCCATAAGAAGGTAAGGACTGAACTTGCCCTGTCGTAGTCGATACTGTATTACCTGCGTTCAAAGTAGCTATAGGGTCACCCTGGAGGTATGAATTACTAAAACTAAAGGAATTTCCTGCCGTGTGAACCTCGTACGTTCCCATCACCCCTGTCGCTGCCGCAGTCGCAGATCCTACAGTTAATCCTGAAAAAGTATCACTATTTCCAGTACCTACCTTAATATTTGAGCCACTTACCGATATGGTTGACGGCACCCGTTTCGAAACTGTACTGGCCCCATCAACAGTTAATTGAATACTCGATTGAATCCGATGATGAACTTCTGAATAAGCTGGTCCACATAGCGACAACAACCCAATTAAAACAGCGAACCGTTTCATTACTTAAATACAACTCTCCCCTACACTTTAGAGAAAAATAATTGTCGAGAATTTTTTAGAGGTACGCTTTACTAATATTCGTAGCAAACCCTACAACTGTGGTCCCAGCAGCAATAACAGCAGCAGCTCCTATTACCCACTTCTCTACTACCTTTAATCTCTCTCTCAGGTCTGCTTGCTTCTCCTCCAGACGCTCTATTTTTAACTGCATCACTGTGATCTTGACCTCTTGAGAAGCATCAAGATTTAAACCAGAATCAGACATTAACTATCTTTGGTTGGCTTCTCTGATTTTACGAGTTCTCCACCAACGATGTGGATAGGTGTCTGCACACGAATCACTTGCTCGTTACTGTTCTGCATAGCAAGGATTTTTAACAGTTTTTCTTCTGTCAAACCACCGCCATTACTGCCATTATTCTTTTTCGCATTAGCTGTTTGAATACCCATGGCTCCAAGCAGGCTTCCGAGCAAACTCGCCGGAAAAGTCGGATCAATATTTCCTTGCTCTGGGATTGGAATAATTGTCGTCCCAAACGTCAACTTTTCAGGTAGACGGACGTATGAAAGAGTCAACATGGTCAACGACCACCCAAGTACAATGCACTTCAAGGTTGCAGCCAAAAGGTCATGCCATAGAGGCTCGTCTTCTTCGTCCTGTTTTTTCTTCTTAGCTTTAGCAGCTTCTGCCCTTTTCTTTTCCTCTTCAGATAATTTCTTTTTTTCTTCGACTTCGGCCATTTTCAGTTTGCAAGATACTTATATATTAAGAAAGTTGCATTATGCAAGATAAAGCATACACTTATAAGACGGATCAAACTTCACCAAATGGAAGCTTGGATTTCTAATACAGAAATGAGTAAGTACATAGGAGTGCATCCCAATACTCTTTACCGGATGCGTTTGAAAGGATATTTCTCTAAAGGTACTCATTGGAGATACAAAGATCCGTTAAATGAAGACAGTCACAAAGTCTGGAGGAGAAGTGCCGTTGATCAATTGCTCTCTCAACCTGATCACGTTTTGAAGAGAAGGGTTAAGCGCAAATGACTAGCTCTAACTTCGAAGATCACAAGAAAGAAAACAAGAGGAAACTTCAATTCTCGAAGTCTGGTATTCCGCTTCACCAGCTAGATGACATCCAATACATGGAATTTGCGATGGAATTTCCAGATGAGATTGTCGATGCAGAGGATAAAAATGGAACTGCATGAAGAATTTAG